CTTACCTACAAACAGGAACTTATCTGGGTGAAAGATCATCTCGTTCTCGGTGGCTCGAAGTATCAATCCCAATATGAGCCGTTCCTCATGGGCTGCAAGGGTAAGTCAATCAAAGTTTGGAACGGCGCGCGCAATCAGCGTTCCGTTATTGAATCCATTGATTTTATGACGGAGGACGAATTGCGTGACGCACTCAAAAACTTGCTTTCAGAGCTTAATTCTGATATCATTAGGGAAAAGAAACAGCTTGTAAATGATCTTCATCCAACCATGAAGCCTGTTCGCTTGATCGCAAAACTTATTCAAAATTCGTCAAACAAGGGCGATTGCGTTCTCGATCTGTTCGGCGGCTCTGGCACGACCATGATCGCTGCTGAACAAACTGGCCGTTCGGCGTATCTTATGGAGCTTGATCCTAAGTTTGTGGACGTCATCGTGCGAAGGTATGAACAGTTCACCGGCAACAAGGCCGTTCTTTTGTCCGCAGATTCCATTGCCGATGAAGAGAACGTGGAAGATGATGATCTTCCGTTTTAAGGATTCTACCACTTCATCTGATATTCCTTTTGTAATAAAATATAATGGAACTTATCAAATACAAGATGGACATCATCGATTATCTGCACTCTGGGCAAAAGGCAAGAAGTCGGCAAAAGTTCGCGTCCTTGATCTTGATAATTATAGGAGGTAATTTTATGTCAAGAAAACCTACTGGAAATCCGAATGGAAGACCGCCAAAGGTTATCGATCAGAAAACTTTCGAGGGCCTTTGCAAAATTCATTGTACCGAAGAGGAAATCGCCGGTATTTTCGAATGCTCCGTTGAAACGCTGAATCAATGGTGCAAACGCACGTTCGGTGATACTTTTTTGGAGGTCTATAAAAAATTTTCTGCTCAAGGAAAAGCAAGCCTACGCAGAACACAGTTCAAGCTGGCTGAAAAGAATCCTTCCATGGCCATTTTCCTTGGCAAAAACTTGCTCGGACAGACCGATCGCGTGGAGCAAACCGTTATGGAAGTTGAAGATTTGTCTACGCTAGCGCAGATGTTGAATAACGATGCTCCGGCAGAAAGTGAGGGCGAAAATGGGAAGGGGATCGAGTAAAATTGGTGGAGGAGGCGGTGGTGGTTCACAGGCTGCTCAGACTCCTAAACAGACAAACACCGTCATTCAATCGTTCGTTGACGCGCTGAATAGTCCTGGCCGATGGACGCAACAGCAGAGATCTGATCTTGCAAGCGCGATTTATGCGAATACGGACGTCGGTGATCAGTTTGTCGTGACGATGAATAATGGGGCAACCATCACGTTTACCAAAACTGGGACTAATACTTGGACGCAGGTTGATAATAGCAGGAATCTCGTTTTGGACGCAAACATGGACGCAGGCCTTGTCAGAACCGCGTTGCTTACTTTGGTTGATTTTGGTAAAGTTTCGTTCAGATAAAATGTCGCCTGCCATGGGACGTTTTTATCATGGAGGTGCGTTTTGCCTACAGTAAAAACTCAGACAATCGATTGGAAGCCATTTTCTCAAAAGCATAAATCTTATATTAAAAATGCACTCTCGAACAAGATGAACGTGGCAGAGGGTGCTATTCGTAGTGGTAAAACCATCGATCATTGCATTATCGCTGCCATGTACCTTGAAACTTGCCCCGACCGCATACACCTTGCGACTGGTTCCACGCTTGGTAACGCGAAGCTGAATATCGGCGTTTGCAATGGATTCGGCCTTGAAAACCTGTTTCGTGGCCGGTGCAAATGGGGAAAGTACAAGGATAACGAGGCGTTGTTTATAAAAACTCAAACTGGTGATAAGATCGTCATTTTTACGGGCGCGGCCAAGGCTGACGCATACAAGCGCATACTGGGAAACTCCTACGGCTTATGGATTGCGACCGAGATAAACGAGCATTATGACTGCGATGATTCGCGTTCGTCCTTTATCAAGGTTGCGTTCGGTCGTCAAGTCGCAGCCGTATGGCCGATGGTATTGTGGGATTTGAATCCGTGCAATCCTGCGCATCGGATTTATAAGGACTACATCGACCTTTATAAGACGCAGTACGTCGGTGGGTATCAATATGAGCATTTTACCATCCATGACAATCTGTCCATCTCCGAGGAGCGTAAGCGCGAGATCGAATCTCAGTACGTTCCAGGTTCCATTTGGTATCGCCGTGACATATTGGGTGAACGTTGCATCGCCGAAGGTCTTATTTATCCAATGTGGGAAGATGCGATCGAGGAACCGCCACAAGGCGTTCAAATTTCGGATTTTTGCGTATCAATGGATTATGGCACCATGAATGCGTTTGCGGCCATCCTTTGGGCGAAATTCGGCGACACGTGGTGGGCAATTCGCGAGTATTATTATTCTGGGCGTTCTGAAGGACGTCAAAAAACGGACGAGGATTATGGCAAGGACATCGATGCCTGGCTTGCAGACGTCGAGCCACCGAATGGTGGAAAACTGTCCACGATCATTGATCCTTCGGCCGCGTCATTTATTGCCTTGCTGCGAAAGCGTGACGAGAGATACAAAGTTGTTCCGGCTGACAACGACGTGATGGACGGTATCCGTGAAACGGCGAATGCATTGGAGAATGGGCATATTAAAATCTCGCCGAAACTCAAATGTTGGAAGGAAGAAGCCGGTGGTTATTGCTGGGATGAGGATTCCACGATAGATCGACCGCTTAAGGTGAACGACCATCTGATGGACGCAATGCGTTATTTTGTTAAGACGAAAAAGATAATTCGAAAAACGCTTAGACGGGATGGAAACATACCACATTTTTTAGTGTAAAGGAGGTTATTTTTTATGCTTACGCGCACTTATGAGGATTTGCTTGAATTGGAAGAAGGAAACGAAGAGAAGAGGGCCGAATTTATTTTGTCTGCCATATTCGAGTATAAGTCGAGCGATCAGTACAAGACGGCCAAGATCGCGTATGATTATTTTCGGCGCAAGAACGTGACGATCACGGAGTTTCAGAAGCTCCTGTACACAATGTCGGGTGAGGCCGTGCCGGATAATTTCAGCGCGAATTATAAATTCTGCAATGCGTTCTTTCAGATCTTTGTTGAACAGGAAAATTCGTATCTTTTGGGGAACGGCATCACGTTCAATGATGATAAGACGAAGGAAAAATTAGGCGGCGATCGTTTTGACAACGTGCTGATGGAATTAGGCGAGTTTGCCTTGTGGGGTGGCGTTGCTTATGGGTTTTTCAACCTTGATCACGTGGATACTTTCAAGGCCACGGAGTTTTGTCCGTTGCTTGGCGAAGAGGACGGTGCGCTCCATGCCGGCATACGCTGGTGGCAGATTGATTCGTCCAAACCGCTGCGCGCGACGCTTTATGAAGAGGACGGATACACGGACTACATTTGGAAAATCAACAATCGAAATGGGGAAACCGAGGCGGGTCAAGTGTTGCATCCGAAAAGGCCGTACGTTCAAATCGTTGGAAATACGGCTGCTGACGGTGATGAAATTTTAGACGGTGAAAATTACCCTGGCTTTCCAATTGTGCCTTTGTGGGGCAATTTGGTGCATCAGAGCGAGCTTGTGGGCCTGCGTGAGAAGATTGACGGATATGATCTGATCCAATCGAATCTTTGCAATACGATTGACGAGGCGAGTCTTGTTTATTGGACGATCCAAAACGCCGGAGGCATGGATGACGTCGACCTTGCGAAGTTTTTGGAAAGAATGAAAACCGTTCATGCTGCCGTGGTAGACGATGACGGTGCAAAAGCCGAGGCACACACTTTGGACGTGCCGTACCAGGCGACGCAGATCCTTTTGACGGATCTTAGGGATTCCCTTTATCGTGACGCGATGGCTCTTGACACGGACAAGCTGTCTGCCGGGAACATAACGGCAACGGCGATCAACGCGGCGTATCAGAATTTGGATTTAAAATGTGATCGTTTTGAGATGTGCATTTCCGATTTTATCGATCATATTTTGAAGCTGATCGGAATAGAGGACAGCCCGACGTTCAAGCGAACGAGGGTGACGAATATGCCCGAGGAGACGCAAATGGTGTTGTCGGCGGCCCAATATTTGGATTCGGAGACGATATTGAAACACCTTCCGTTCCTGTCTCCCGATGAGATTGATGAGGTTTTGGAGCGCAAGAAGGCAGAGGAATTGGAGCGTTTCGACCAGGCGATGGCATTGCAAGGCATGGGTGGCGCATCCGACTTAAACGGCGAGGGTGAGAATAATGGCAATGGACAGGGCGAGGGAATGGACGGATCTAAGACTTCTTGAGATGGAGGCGCACATCCGGCTGATATACGAACAGGCGCGTTCCGAGATCACGCAAAAATGGAATGATTACATGACGCGTGGCCAAGCGCGCCTTGCAGACCTGTACTCAGCTTACGTGTCTGCTCCGGCAGACAAAAAGGCAGACGCTTTAAAGAAGTATCAAGATGCGTTGCAGAATTACACGCTGAAAAATAAATGGTATCAAGACATGGTGACGGAAACGACGATGCGTCTTGCGCGCGTGAATGAGATTGCGATTTCGTACGTGAATGGAGAAGTTCCGAAGATTTACTCCGTGAATTTCAATCAAATTGATCCCGACGCGCTGCTTGTCAAGACGAATTGGACGCTCCGTAACGAAGAGATGGTTCGCAATCTTATGTTGGATTCCCTTCCACAAAAGACGCTGAACGTGGCGAAGGATACGGCCTGGAATCGCCGGCAAATCAATTCTGCCGTATTGCAAGGCGTATTGCAGGGTGAGAGCATTCAGAAGATGTCGGACAGGATCATGCCGATCGTGAACAACAATCGTGCGTCTGCGATTCGAACGGCGAGGACGGTCGTTACTGGGGCCGAAAACAGGGGGCGGCTTGATCGATACCACACGTATGCCGACGAGGGGATTGTGTCGACGAAGGTATGGATTGCGACGCCGGACGGGCGAACCCGTGATTGGCATTTAGACATGGACGGGCAAGAAGTTGGAATTGACGAGTATTTTATTGACGGCCACGGGAACGAGTTGGAATATCCAGGCGATCCAGACGCAGAGCCTGAAACGGTGTATAATTGCCGGTGTTCCATGAAGAGTCACATCATAGGCGTTCGCGGTCGTGACGGGGTGTTTGTTCCGATCTCGAATTATCAGACGGGAGACAGCTTACACGATCGTCAAATTGCGGCCGAGAGGAACCGAAGGGAAGAAGGTGAGGATTGATGGCAAGAATTGTAAACGTGCGCGTGGACAGCAACGTGAATGACGTCATGGCCGAAGTGAACAAGAAGATCCTTGTGGCATTGGCGCAATGTGGAGAAGTGATCGAGGGTCATGCGAAAGGGGATTGTCCTGTCGATACCGGCCTGTTGCGAAACAGCCTGACTTATGCCGTATCTGGAAATCCGACAAACATATCGGGATATCGCGCCGACAATCCGAAAGAGGGGCGTGCAAGCAGCGGATCGTATTCTGGCGTAGTCGGAAGCGTTGACGATCCAATTGTGTACGTGGGTACAAACGTGGAATATGCGCCGTGGGTGGAATTTAAGAGCATGGCGCATGAAATTGGAAAAGCGCATTTTTTGAGGGATGCCGGACAAAATCACGTATCCGAGTTAAAAGAAGTTACGGAAAAAATTTTATCGACTCTTTAATTAAGTAACACCCGTTATTCAATTATTTTGAAATATCGGGTGTTATTTTGTGTAGTTTTTGAGTCGTTTTTCCGGCTGTTTGCCGTTGCCAAAATGTAAGAAACTGTCGATATTTTTTTTAATTGGCTTATTATTATTTATTATTATTATTTATTTATTTACTTTTTTTTTAATATTTTGATGTAGCATAAATAGGTAAAATAAAAAAGTTCTGGAAAAAATATATTTTCCTAGAGAAAGTTTATTTTAGGGGGTAAATGCTACATCCCTGCACAGGACGTCAAAATTTGCCATGATCGGGGGTATTGACGTTTTGTGCGTGCGTGTGATAATCTGAGGATAGGGATCAAATGGGCACAGAACGCCCACCGAACGAAAGGAGATCGAAATATGGCACTTACGAAAAAAATGCTTGTTGCTATGGAGATACCGTCAGAAAAAATTGACGAAATCATGGAGGCACACCTTGCAAGCGTGAACGCGCTAAGAGAAGAGCGTGACGGCCTTAAGTCCGCGGCAGACAAATTGCCTGTGGTCGAAAAGGAGCTTGAAAAGGCGAACGCAGAACTCGATAAATTCCGCGCCGGTGATTGGGAGACGAAGTATAACACGCTTAAGGGCGAGTTTGATACTTTCAAAACCGACACCGAGGCAAAGGCCACGAAAGCAGCAAAGGTCGCTGCTTACAGAAAACTCCTGTCTGACGCAGGCGTGTCGGAGAAGAGAATCGATTCCGTGATTAAGGTTTCGAACATGGATGAAATAAAGCTGGATAAAGATGGAAAGATCGAGGATGCTGACAAGCTGACGGAAAGTGTCAAAACCGAATGGGCAGATTTTATCGTTACCAAGCGCGAAGAAGGCGCAAAAACTCCGAATCCGTCGGATAATAACGGTGGCGACGTCAAGAAACCCAGTCGGGCAGCCGAACTCGTTGCGAAATATCGTGACGAACACTATGGAAATCCAGAAAAGGAGGATTAAAACATGGCATTTATTGGTGCTGTTGAAAAGGGCGTAACTTACGCGCCCGGCTATTTCCTGGCATACAATGACGAGGAAGTGGTAAGAGAGACGAGAGAAGTTGCGCAGAATTCTGCGCTTGTGGTTACCTCCGATAACGGAACGAAGCACGTTCCCATGGGAACCGCTTATCCCACCAATGACGGCAACGCAATCGGCATCCTGTACGAAGACGTTGACGTAACCGTTGGCAATATGCCTGGTTCCGTCGTTACTGGTGGTGCGATCGTGTATGAGGATCGTCTTACGAAGACCGGCGATGCATATGATGCCGTTACGCTGAAGGATCTCGTTAGCCCTAAAGAGCAGGGCTGGTACGAGAGAAGCGGTGACGTTGGTAGCTATGTTTATACGCTGTCTACCGATACCACAGTGAACACCAGCAAGACTTATTACAGCAAGTCTGGTGCTGACTACTCCGAGGTTTCTGATTATGCAGCGGTTCTCAATCCCCAGGCTGAAGGTTGGTATGAGAGCGATGGCGGTTCTGGTTACGTGCTGTCTACCGATACTGCAGGCGTTAAGACCAAGACCTACTACGAGAGATCTGACGTTCGTCTTGCAAGTGCTGCCAAGTCTGCGCTTGAGGCCCTTGGATTTAAGTTCATCACTACCGCTCCTGCGGTAACCAGACCTTACTAAGGAGGTAACGGAAAATGAAGTGGGAAGACAATATTTTTGGTAAAGTTGCAAAGCAGGATTGGCTGGACGTCGGAACGCAGGTTCCTACTCGCCAGAACGATCCCATTGATCGTCTGTTCGGTGACGAGAAGACCGACAACCTTGTGGCGTATTGGGAGAGCATCGCGAACGAGTATTCCATTCCCGTAATGGCTCAGTTCCACGGTTTTGACACCGAGGCTCAGAAGACCTTCCGTATTCCCATCGATACCCACAACATCGAGAAGGGTCTGATCAAGGTTAAGATCAACCAGTCTGAGAGACTTCGCGCTCTTAGCCGTGCTGGCGTACAGGGTGATGAGCGTCTGTATGACTACGTTCTTAACGACGGTATCCGTCTTGCAGACCAGGTTATCACCCGTACCAAGGTTGCCAAGAACGAGCTTATGGCAACTGGTAAGGTTACGATCAAGGAGAACAATCTTGATCTCACCGTTGATTACGGCGTTCCGGCAAGCCGCGTGGCATACACCATCGATATGTCCGTGAATGCAGACATCGCAAGTCAGATCCAGTCGATCATCGACGAGGCTCTTGATCATGGCATTACGCTGAACGGCATTCTGACGTCCAGAAAGGTTATCGCAAAGATGCGCAACAACGCAAATTTGCAGAAGGCCATCAACGGCAACGTTGGCGCGGGCGCACTTCTTAGCCAGGCAGCGCTTGAGAATTTCCTGTCTGACGAATTTGGCATTGACACCGTGATCACCAATGATCTGACCTACGGATCTTCTGCAGACATCGGCGTAGACGGAAGACCTACCGTGGTTCAGAGCAGATATTATCCCCAGGACAAGATTACGTTCTTCGCAACCAATCCTGGCGGACGTCTTGGCGTAGGCTTGTGGGGCGATTCACCCGAGGCAGACGCCGGCGCGTTCTACAACGTGAGCGGTTCTGGCGTAAGCCCTTATGTTTACATCATGCAGTGGATGGAGACCGATCCCGCCGTTCTTTGGACGAAGGCATCGAGCTTGTTCATGCCGGTTCTTTACAGCCCCGACAGCCTGTTCATTGCATCCGTAACCACGACGGGGGCGTAAGCCTATGTACAAGGTGATCAAGTATTTTACGGACTTGAAGGATAACCATCACCCATACAACGTGGGTGACGTGTATCCCAGAGTTGGTTTAAGAGTCACGGATGAGAGAATCGCGGAACTTTCGAGTGCTGCGAACATCCAGGGCGTTCCATTGATCGAAAAAGTTACTGAAAGCCTTAGGTCTGCTATTCCTGCTCTGCCGGAAGAAATTCCTGTGGAGCAGGAGCCTTCCTCAAAAGAGACCGCTGCCGGTGTCGAAGAGAAGAAGCCGAGAAGAAGCAGA